TTTACTGCAAATGATCTTGATTTGTTTATTGGATATACTATTAAAATTGTAATGTCTGGTACTAATCAAGCATTGCCACCAAGAATAAAAGAATTGAGGACAATAGCATTAAGATGATTAAGGTTGAAGGACATAGTAATTTATATCGTGATGAAAAAACTGGTGCCGTAGTTAATACAGATTCTATGGCATACAATCAATATGTAAAATCTTTAGAACATAGAGATTCTCAGAAAAAAGAACTAAATGAGATGAAAAAGGATATTGAAGAAATCAAATTACTTTTAAAAAATTTAGCAATGAATTCTCATAATATAAATATCTAAAGATAATAATATACATTTTTGAATAATGGCAGTATTCGTATCTAACATAACAATTGAACAGGGATTTGATTTTGATACTTCTTTTCAATTAGAAGATACAAGAACTAATGAACCACTGAACTTGGTCGATGCTGCAGCAACTGCAATGATAAGGAAAAGTTACACATCATCAACTGCTGTGTCTTTTGGTGCCACAGTTGCAGATCCTGAATCTGGACTTATTTCTATAACAATGACGGCAGCAAAAACCGTAACATTGAAACCAGGAAGATATGTATATGATGTAAAAATAACGAATGCTGGAAAAGAATATAAAGCCATTGAAGGATCAGCATTAGTACGAGCCGGGGTAACAAGGTAATGCCAACCATAAACGATAGAATTGGATCTCAAAATGTAATTCGGGTATTATCAAATGCCTCTGCACCACCAACTAGATTGGTGAATCTTCAGGATGTTGATGCAACCTTGAGTACGAGAGATGGAATGCTTCTCGTTTGGAATTTGAGTGATGAAAAATTCTATATGACGGATACAATTGATTCGTCATCTTTAATTATTAGCGGTATTGCTACATTTTCAAATACTACAAAATCATCTTCATCAACTACTGGGGCTTTAATTGTTACTGGTGGTGTAGGAATAGGTGAGAATTTAAATGTTGCTGGTAATACACTTATTACTGGAATAACAACATTTACTGGAAATATAGATGCCAATGGAACGTTAGATGTAGATGGTGATACACAAGTAGATGATTTTACTGCATCTGGTATAGCAACATTCAATGCATTTGTAGATGCCAATGCTGGTGCAGATATCTATGGACAGACTAATATAGATGATCTCTTTATTGCTGGTGTTTCCACTTTTACTGGAATTGTAACAACTTCTTCTGATTTATATATTGGTGGTGACCTATATGTTGCTGATGATATAACAATTGATGAGTTAAATGCCAGAAATCTAAATGTAACTGGAATTTCTACATTTGCTGGTATAGGATCATTTTTTAGTGATCTTTATGTTTCTGGTAATATATCTTGTGCAGGAACTATTAGATCTGAAGACGTTATTAATATAGATTCACTTGGTATTGTTACTGCAAGACAGGGATTTAGAGCTACTCAAGGAGGTATCTATGTTAATTCTGGTGTTTCTACTTTTCTTGGAATAGGAACATTTGCAACAAATGTATTTGTTGATGGAACATTGACTGCAGGACTTATTGATGGAGGAGAATACTAATGGCAAAACCAGCAAGTAGGCAAGAATTGATTGATTATTCTCTCAGGAGATTAGGATATCCTGTTGTAGAAGTTAATGTTGATGATGATCAAATAGAAGATATTGTTGATGATTCACTTCAATATTTCCAAGAACGTCATTTTGATGGTGTGGAAAGAATGTATTTGAAATATAAACTTACTGAAGATGATATTAATAGAGGAACAGCTACAAATGAAACAGGAAGTTCTAATACATTAGGAATTACTACAACATCAGGTATTTCAACTACTGTTAGTGGTATGTCGACTATGACAAATTATTTTTATGAGACATCCAATTTTATACAGGTTCCAGATTCAATAGTAGGTATAGAAAAGATATTTAAATTTGATAGTAGCACTATATCAGGTGGAATGTTTAGTATAAAGTATCAATTATTTTTAAATGATTTATATCAATTTAATTCTATTGACTTGCTCCAATATTCTATGGTTAAAACATATCTTGAAGATATTGACTTTTTATTAACCACAGATAAGCAAGTGAGATTTAATAAGAGACAGGGTAGATTGTATCTTGATATGGATTGGGGTTCAGAAACTAAGGACACCTACTTAATTATTGATTGTTATAGAATTTTAGATCCTAATACATTTACTGGTGTTTATAATGATAGTTTTCTTAAAAAATATTTAACTGCAAATATTAAAAAACAATGGGGTCAAAATTTACTTAAATTTAGGGGAACTAAACTTCCAGGTGGAGTAGAACTTAATGGTCGAGAATTATATGAAGATGCAGAAAGGGAATTAGAAGATATTAAGCAAAGAATGACTTTAGAATATGAATTACCACCTTATGACTTTATTGGATAATTATGACATTAAATTCTTACTTTTTACAAGGATCTCCACGTGAGCAAAATCTTGTTCAGGATTTAATCAATGAACAAATCCAAATTTATGGTGTCGATGTATATTATCTTCCCAGAAAGATATTTACGACAGATAATATAATTAAAGAAATTCAATCATCAAAATTTGATGATAGTTTTTTAATAGAGATGTATATTAATAATTTTGATGGATATGCTCCAGATTATGATGTAATGACAAAATTTGGATTGAAATTAAAAAATGAAGTGAATCTTACTGTTTCTAGAGAAAGATTTGAAGATTTTATTTCACCATTTTTGGAAGGTATGTCATCTGGTATTAGAGAAGGAAGAATTACTGGATATACTTTTGGTGATTTGATTCAAAGACCAAAGGAAGGGGATTTGATTTATTTTCCTCTAGGTGAAAGATTATTTGAAATTAAGAAAGTAGAATCAGAAAAACCATTTTATCAATTGGGTAAGCTTTATACTTATGATTTAAGTTGTGAATTATTTGAATATGAGAATGAACTTATTGATACTAGTATTGGTGAAGTTGATGATACTGTAGGGGATGAAGGATATATTACAACTGTTAATTTAGTAGGTGTTGGAATAACAGCTACGGCAACTGTTGGAATATCAAGTGGATGTATTAATGAAATATTCTTAAATAATGATGGTTCTGGATATACATCTGCTCCTAATATTGCTATTTCATCAGCACCAGCAGGAGGACAAAATGCATATGCAGTTGCTATTACTACTGAACGAGCTAATATTACATCCATCTATAGAATAGAGATGACTAATACTGGTGCTGGATATACTGTTGCACCAACAATAACAATTACTGGTGGAGGTGGATCTGGAGCTGCTGCAACTTGTTCAATTACAAGTACTTATGGAGTACAGCAAGTTCTTGTATCTGCTGCTGCAACTGGATATTCTGCCACTCCATTTACAACTATGACTGCTCCTCCTACTGGAATTAATACTGCAGTAATTAATCCAGTACTGGATTCTTATCTAGGTGCAGGAATTAGTACTGTTAGAATTATAAATTCTGGTATTGGTTATACTGCTCAACCATCTCTTGTATTTAATAGTCCTCAGTCTGGTATTGGAACATTCTACTTTAATGAAATAGTTACTGGACAGAGTTCTGGAGTTACTGCTAGAGTTAAAAACTTTGATAAAGATACTGTTACAAGTACTGCTGATCCCCCAATATCTTTACAGGTATCTCTAAATACAGGTAAGTTTAGTGCTGGTGAGATTATTATTGGCTCAGCATCTTCAGCTACATATACTGTGAAGTCTCATGATCTTGATAGTTTTGAACAATCATTTGATTCAAATGAAGATATAGAAACTGAAGCAGATAGTCTAATAGACTTTAGTGAAGGAAATCCATTCGGAGATTATTAATGTTAGGAACATATTACTATCACGAAATTATAAGAAAAACCATTATATCTTTTGGTACTCTGTTTAATAATATCAATATTAAACACAAAAAGAGTGATGGTACTATTCTTGATGATATTAAAGTTGGTCTTTCTTATGGACCTCAACAAAAATATCTGGCAAAGATACAAGAGCAAGCAGCTTTAACAAAATCAATTGCCATTACTTTACCAAGAATGT